TCCTGACCCGGCTCTTCATCTTTAGACCAGTGCAATTTATCACGCCTAATTCTCTCACGAATAGGGTACTTAAGCAACGGGTCTTGATAAAATTTACCTGAGTTAATGTTACTTACAGTTGCCGTTGAAATATTAAATGCTTCTGCTATCTCCTTAATTTCTAACTCTCCTTCGCGGAGTTCAATGTATACTTCTTCGATCAGGTCTTTGTCTAACTGGTTTGGTTTCTTAGCCATAGATTCTCCTATACTTGGTTAGTTTTTATAAGCATATATATTCTCTTTTAAAATCAAAGAGATACACGCGCCTCAATAAAGTATATAACCTATACTTAAGTCCCTCAATAAAGTACATAAGGAGGAACAGCGCCCCGAACCCAAAGCCGAAGGTACAGCGTTTCGCTCGGCACCAGCGGCATATCAATCAGCACTGAGGCTCGCTTACGCGCACCCACGGAAGCACACATAACAAGCAGAGTACGCGCAACAACCGATTCGACCTCGACATATCGACGGGCTACCAAGGAAGTGCGACTTGTCGCAACAACAACAGCCCCAAAAAAAACCCCCGGCCCAGACCGGCACCGGGGGAGTCGGAGGAACCCGTTACGTGCGGGCTAACTCACCCTCAAGGATGACGATATCCGCCTCCAGTTCGAGGACAGGCTTGAAGGTCGCCCGCTTGAGGAACTCGATGCGCTTTTCGATGGCGCTCACGTACAGATCGAGGAACCCGTTCGGCAGAACAGGCGACTCGCCCGCATCATCAACCCTCTGCACCGCGGCCTTGAGCAACCCTGCACGGTGGGCCAGTTTGCGCTTCAGAGGCTCCACCCGCTCCGGTCGGGATGTCGCGATCTCTTCGAGGGCCTTCTGCACACGCCACGCCACCGCTGCCGACGCATCGACAGGGAGTCCGTCAAAGCCGATGATGCGACCGCCGACCCAGTTACAGGCACGGAACCACACGGGCGCTTGCTCATCCGACACCGTGTAGCCCTGCTCGGCGCTCATGGCTCGGGACTGCTCACGGTCCACCAGAGCATTCAGCATCTCGGCGTACCCGTCGATTCCAGAGGCGGTGGTCTGCCGTTCCTCCCGACGTTGGATGGCCTCAGCGATTGACAGAGCCTTCTGGGACAGCGGGTTAGCAACAGCACTTAGGCCGAGGTCGTCGCAGTCGTTAAGGGAAGTGATTTTGTTGAACTTTGGCATAATGTTTGGCCCTCCGAGGCCGTTTGGTTGTGTCCATCAGCGGACAATGTGATATTAGCAAAAAGCCCTGTAGCCCTCAACAGGCTCAATTGCCTATAAGCGACAAGTCATGCATCAAATGCGACACCGCGCTTAAATGCGTCGACAAGTCGACAAACAGCGCTTTCGTAACAGCAAACAGCAACAGCAACTGCACCAACACTTGGGCGCAAGCGAGACCCAGACTGTCAACCCCGATGTACCGGGTTTACTGGCTGGCCGAGATTGTGATACCATGGGACAAGCAGGTAGCAAGCACCATATCGCCCAGACTCTTGCCTTTCGCGGCAAGGCAATCAAAGAAACTATGTTACCCCGTCATCCTTTATGCTATAAACCTCTAAGGAGTGTATAAGCCTGCTGTGCGTACTCCGTCCGCCTTCAAGTGCCTCTGTTCACACTCCGAAAGGACGTCCTCCTCCCACACACACACGCCCTCCAGAGCGAGCCGCCGCACTCCGTAAAGCACGGGGATACCCGAGCGACCCCACCACCCCCAACGCCGCTGTACAAATATATATATGTCCTCTCCACTCACCGGAGGGGTATTTAGACCATTTATAAGAAAACCCTAATATAGTATGACAGAGAAACAAGACAAATTCATAGAAGAGTATGTGAGAACGGGTAATGCTACCCAGAGTGCTATCTATGCTGGGTATTCTTCTAAAAGTGCTAAGGCTCAGGGTTTCCAGTTAAAGAATCAATTGCGTACTGAGATCGAGGAGGCCACCTACAGGGCGCTACAGGACAAAATACCTCAAGCCCTACAGTGGGTTACTGATCTTGCAGAGAAGGCTGAGAGCGAATCTGTGCGTCTTGGTGCGATCAAGGACATATTAGATAGGGCTGGTATGAAACCAGTAGAGAAGATCGAGACTACAAACATTGAGCAGATGTCTGATGATGAGATTCAGAGGCGTATAGATGCTCTCACAAAACACTGAGGTATATTATGAACTCGCTAAGATATATGTTTACAGGAAACCCTTATGACGAATGGGGTAATCGACGGCATTACGGCCCTGACATTCCTTATCCTTGGGCTGACATAACCAATCCAAGACGAAACGAAAGATATAGATTTTACGAGGGTGGAGAACCTTTTAGATCAGCCCCTTCTTGGATGCCAGACAGAAGTTACATAGAGGAGATACTTAAATATTTTGGGCGATAAGCATGAATTGCTACAACTCCTGGAAGCCCAGAGGCAGAGAGAGCGTTACAATAAGATTAAGCAGTACGATCCATACCCCTACCAGCAGGATTTCCACGCTACGGGAAAGGAGAACAGCCAACGTCTATTGATGGCGGCTAACCGTATTGGCAAGTCTTATTGCGGTGCGGCAGAGATGGCATACCACCTTACGGGGCTGTATCCTGACTGGTGGAAGGGCCGAGTATTTAAAAATCCCATAACGGCATGGGCTGGTGGTGTCTCTAACGAAACGACTAGGGACATCGTACAGGCAGAGTTATTGGGTTCCCCCGATGATCCAGAAGCCTTTGGCTCCGGTGCGATTCCAAAAAATCTAATAATAAAGACGGAACGTAAACCCGGCGTACCAAACGCTAAAAGTGTTGCATTAATCAAACACATTTCCGGGGAGAACTCTTCTTTACACTTTAAAGCCTACGAAATGGGGGTGGATAAGTGGCAGGGTAGGTCTGTAGACGTAGTGTGGCTGGACGAGGAGCCTAGCCGAGAACTCTACTCACAGGCCGTTACACGAACTCTGGATAGACGTGGCATGGTCTACATGACCTTTACCCCTGAGCAGGGCATGACTGAGACTGTTGCCAGTTTTATGAACAGGCTACAGAAGGGTCAGAGCCTTACCAATGCGACTTGGGATGATGCCAGTGAGGATATTGTCTCTTTGCAGGGGAATAAAGGGCATTTGAATGAAGCAGTGATGACCCAGATTCTTAGCGCGTATGCCCCGCATGAAAGAGAGATGCGCCGATATGGGCGTCCTACAATTGGGTCTGGTTTGATATTCCCCATAAACGAAGAGGAATTGATGATTGATCCGATACATATTGAGGATCACTGGCCCCGTATAGCGGCTATAGATTTTGGGTGGGATCACCCTACGGCTGTAGTCTGGGCGGCTATAGATACCGAGGAAGATACTTTTTACATCTACGATTGTTATAGAGCGTCAAAGGCAAGTCCGGCTGTTCACGCTGAAGTCATTAGACAGAGGCCGCACTTTATACCCATCGTCTACCCACATGACGGAAATCGCAGGGATAGCATGGGAAATCCGGGCCTTGCCGACCAGTACAGGAATCTGGGGTGTAATTTTACGCTGGATCACTTTACAAATCCACCCGGATTAGGGCAAAATAAAGGGTCTAACAGCGTAGAAGAAGGTCTGATGGCTATGCTACAGGCGATGGAGAACGGCAAGTTTAAAGTGTTTTCTACGCTATCGGATTGGTTTGAAGAATTTAGAATGTACCACAGGAAGAATAACAAGGTAGTTGCTATACGCGATGACCTTATGAGTGCTACACGATACGCATTTCAATCACAGCGTCATGCTATAGCGGGGGCCGATCCTGCGTGGACGCAAGATATAACCTATAGGAACTACGGCATTGTCTGATAAAGAACAAGAATTACTATCCAGAATCAATATAGAGATTAATGATTCTCTAGGATACTACAATGATGAACTTGCTGACCAGCGTGAAAAAGCGCAGGAATACTATTATGCGTTGCCTTTTGGCAATGAGGTTGATGGTCGTAGCCAGTTTGTAGATTCCACCGTACAAGACACAATTGAGTGGATCAAGCCAAGCCTAATGCGTATATTTGGCTCTGGGGATGAGATGGTGCGCTTTACCCCTCACGGCCCAGAGGATGTTGCCGCCGCAGAGCAGGCTACAGATTATGTTAATTATGTCTTTACTAAAGACAATCCGGGCTGGGAGATTATGTACTCTTGGTTCCATGACGCTCTTCTACAGAAGAACGGCATTGTTAAAGTTTGGTGGGATGAATACCCAGAGGTACAGCGGGAAGAGTATCATAACCTTACAGACATGGAGTATCAACTCCTTATTTCTAATGATGACGTTGAGGTTATTGAATACGAAGAGATTTATGGCGATGAAACCTACTATAACGTAGTTATCCACAGGAAAGACTACAATGGTAAGGTGCGAATTGAGAATGTACCGCCAGAAGAATTCCTTATTTCTAAGGAAGCAAAGAACATACAGGATGCTAGATTTGTATGCCACAGGGTTAAAAAGACACTATCTGAACTTAGAGAGATGTATCCTGACCAAAAGTTTGGTCCAGAAGATTTAGGTAGTGGTGATGACCTTTATTCGTTTAATACTGAGCATATTGCACGCTTTGACTTTGATGATTCTTACCAACTATATAGCCCTGAGACCGAAGAGTCTTTGCAAGAATACTGGTTGCACGAGTCATTTATTAAAACAGACTATAACGATGACGGCATTGCAGAACTTCGCAAGGTTTGCAGTGTAGGTAGTTATGTATTTTCTAACGATGAAATAGATAATCGCCCGTTTGTTTCAGTAACTCCGCTAAAGATTCCACACAAATTTTATGGGTTGTCTGTTGCTGATCTTGTTATGGACTTGCAATTGATTAAGTCCACGCTAATGCGTAACCTGATGGACAACGCATACAACCAGAACTTTG